GTCTTATGATCGTTGGCTTAATACCATTGATCGGATCTTATTCCGCCACGTCACACATCGAGAACTTCTCTTTGTGCGCGTAACTTGATAGGTTTATTATGAATAGATATCGCGAAGATCGCGATGAAACTACGACGGCCGAGGTCACTTGGACTGGGTCAACGTCGGGAACTGCATGGAAAACAACAATGCCCAATAGAGTAAAAACTATTGCGGATGTTGTCGTACCACGCTTCCATTCACGTATTAAGAGCGGGGAGATTATCAATAACCCTGCGACTATTACAAATGATAACGAATCCATGCCTGCTGGCACCTTTACGTACAAGAGGGTATATGATGATCCGGAGACTGAAGATTGGGAAACCAACTTCACCGGGCCTATATATCCATACTTGACTAGAGACCACAAGCCTGTATTCGACCTAAGCTTTTCTACTGGCTTAGACCTTACTGCCATGGCAAAACAAAAGGCCCTGTCTAACATCGACAGTACGCCCTATAGTTTTGCTGAAGATCTAGCGGAGATTAGAACCACCGCTAGGCACCTGTTTTCTCGTGGGCGCGATCTCAAGAATCTTAATACTTCCTTTTCTAAGGCAGTTAAGAACTTAAAGAGACGTACCCGTAAGGAATCAGCGGCAGTTGTTGCGCGTGAAACTTCGCAGCTTTACTTAGAGTACCGTTTTGCGGTATCGCCTTTAATTCGGTCAATTGCTGACCTGATTGAGGCATCCAATGAAAAACTTGGCTCTAGGGAGAAACGTGAAACAGCAAGGGGTTTTGAAGTCCACAGGTCGAACATTAGTTCTACTGTTCCTTTCCATAACCCGAGTTTAGGGTTTATGGCAAAGGCTGTGGTGAATCACGAGGAAATTGTTAGTGCCGGGATTTTATATTCCGTTACTAACCCTCTAAAAGGATTCCGCTTCAAATACGGACTTAGAAACAAAGATATACCTGTAACTATGTGGGCTATTGTGCCCTACTCGTTTATGGTAGATCGCGTTTTTAATATTTCCCAGGCTCTTCGTGCAATCACGAACCTGTGGGACCCAGATGTGCATATCCACACGGCATGGTGCCGGAGTAGCGTAACAACTAGCTACCAGTACTCTTGCGACGGTGTGTATCCTGAACAGCTATTAACTAGCTTAAGGACGCGCACTGTAAGTGGTTCGGCTCATAAAGTCGAATCATTTAAGTACACTCGCAAACCGTGGACACCCTCTATAACTGATGCTATACCGACGCCCACTTGGGTTAAGTTAGTAGACAGTTTCACAAAAATAGCTGACATTACGGCCTTGACTCATGTAAATCTGAAACAGGGACGTAAATAGCAGTTTAACAACGGAGACAATTATGTCTTTAAATAACGCAAGCATCCTTTCGGGTGCAACACTATCTTTTACCGGCGGTAGCTCTTTAGATTTTGCTACCTTAGGCCCTCGCGAAAACGGCAATGTACTTTATGCCACTGACGATTCGGATATCCGTACACGTCGTGAAATAATCTGCAAAGCAGTTCTAGCTTCAGCTAATCCGGATAAACCGAATGGCTATACGCAGTCGCGTAGTGCTATTACTTTGAAAGTCCCAAAGGTACTTACCAATGGTTCGATCACTGTCAATACAGTTCGTATTGAGGTTGCTACTGATGTGGAAACTTCGGAAACAGAGAAACTCACTTTGCGTGATCTCGCTGTTCAGGTGTTGTCAGATTCGGACTTTACCGAATTCTGGAATAACCAAGCCGTCGTGTAACGTATGATGTTCTCAGGGCCTTTCCACTGGTCTTGAGGACGTTATGTTTTACCCACAAATGTAGGAAAGAAACTTCACAATTAGGAGAATTCCAATGAAGAAACGTAAGACGGGCACTGCCCGGCTCTTTGACTTTCTGCCAGCATCAACTGAGCTGCAGAAAGCGATTGCATTAGATCTCGATAGTCACCCTCACACAGTGTATAAGAATGACTATCATATAACCCACCTAAATGCTCTTGAGCATTTTCAAAAGGTCCAGAAATTAGCGAGTTTGAAGAAATACGCTGATCCTGGATTAGGAGTAGACCATGAAAGACAAGAAAAAACGTACGAAAAATTTCGTACTGTTCACGCTCATATGCACAGCTTTAAGTCTATTAATAGACTTGAATTACCAAGCTGCACTGACCGTGTCTTATCAACTATGTGCCGTTCTCGAAGCGTCCTGCTAAGAGCCCGGGCTGTCGCAAGACAGCTTCTCACTCCTTTCCAAACAGAAGAATGGTTTAACGCTTGTCGGAACTCAAAAGGTTCTTCCATAGGCGTGTCATTTAAGGACACTTCGCTAGAAGCGAAGTTTACTTATCCACTCTCTTGTACGGAACGGGTTATACCCTTTTGGAACATGTACTTAGATTTTGACCCACGGTTAAAGTCTGCCATTGACGATTTCAATTGTCTGCCGGCATCCCCCAAACGGGAAATGTATAATGTTGTAGAAGGATCTAAGGCTACTACTGTCCCAAAAGATGACTCTATTGATCGGATGATCGCTATAGAGCCGACACTGAATATGTTTTTTCAGCAAGGTTTGATGGCGATGATGTACGATCGTATGAAAATCATCGGTTTGGATGTCGAAGTTTTACCCGAATTACACAAACAACTCGCAAGAGAATCAAGCATTACGTCGTTAAATGCGACAATTGATTTTTCCTCTGCGTCGGATTGTGTAAGCTACGATTTCATGAAGTGGCTTTTGCCGCCTGATTGGTTCGGAGCTATTGATATGTGCCGGTCACCAACTATTGCCATTCAAGGCGATGTTGTGGATCTTGACATTATTAGTACAATGGGCAATGCGGTTACTTTTCCGCTTGAAACTATCGTCTTTTATTCCCTAGCGCATGCCGTCCTCCTCGAATCATCCGGTACTAATTCTCTCTACCCTTCGTGGGCAGATTTTAAGAAAGTATCGGTGTTCGGAGATGATTGCATACTTCCAACGGTTAACGCTCCTCGATTCATTGAGGTTTGTGAAAGTGTTGGCTTCATTGTAAATAAGGAGAAATCCTTTTATAGCAGTGAAGATGAGGGTTTTAGAGAATCCTGCGGGGGTGACTACCTCCAAGGATACGACGTTCGGCCCTTTCATGTGAAAGGGGCTGTGTCAACTAGGCTTAGCAGCTTGGAACCGTGGGTTTATACTTGTATAAATAAACTCGTACCAAAGTATATAACATACTTTGGGGAACGTGATTATTTGTACGAGAAATCCGCATTGTTCTATCTGCTTGGCCTTTTGGACCAGCACGGGATACCTGTCAAGGTTGTTCCGCCCGACTTCCCAGAAGATAGTGGTATTCTCGACTATGGTGACATTCGTCGCCTGTTCGGGACCTATAACGTGTCGGCTTCGCCGGTATATATAGGTAAGCATGGCACACATCGCTTCAACTTTCTTAGGTACATTTACCCGAGCAAAGAAAAAAGAGATGATGCGCTGCGCTTTTCCACGTGGATTAAAAATCCGTCTACCTCTGCAGATGAGGCGGGTGGGGTCTTTGAGACCTTT